TGCCACAAACGCCGCTGTCTGCTTCGTTTTCTCGGCGGCATGGAACGTAGTAAGGTTTATTTGTACTTAGATAGTAACCATATCCTGAGTGTAGACGTGCATGACCTATCTCATGACATAAAACTATTTGCTTTTGAAGCTCGGATAAATTCAAATTTAAAACGATACATTTTCTTCTTAGTGGGCGGATTAGAAAACCTCTAATTTCTGAAGGTAAATCCAACTCATAAATATCGAAGTTTAAGCATTTGGCAAGCTGGTATGGATTTGCCGTATCATACTTTAGTATAAGATTTTCGACCCGCAATGATATATTGAACATGATTATTTAAGCGTAGACCTATTTTTTAGGTTTACGCTTATTTTTTTCTTTTGCTTGCCAGAAGACAAATTCAAGAGCATTTTTTAATTTCTGTTTATCTTCTTCGTCCAGGTGATGTACTTCACCATCAAACATAACTTCGGTGTTTTCGAGAAATTTTGCAAGGTCTTTTGGTCGTTCTGGGTGATCGTTCATAGATATTTTAGTTTCTGTAGTACTAAAATAATCGATTGGGACATTAAAGAAATCCGCAATTTTTTGTAATTTGTCCAATTTTGGTGTGTATTTTCCCTTTTTCCACTCCGATAAAGTGGATGATGCAACACCTGTTTCTTTGCTTACTTGTGCTGCCGTTTTTCCATATTTATCTAGTAGCTCTTGAAATTTTTCATACATAAATATCACTCCTAAACTAAGAAAGTCGAAAAATAAATATTGACATTTTCGATAAACCGAGTTAAGATTAACTAAACTAAGAAAACCGAATAATGAGTTCGGATAAACGAACCAAGGATGCATTGTTAATTAATGTTATTATATCGGTTTTCCGAGATAATAACAAGAATAATTTGAGTTTCTTAAAGGGGGTGTCAAAATGTACGAGAAGTTTGCTGCTCTTTTATCTAAAAATGATGTAACTGCCTATCAGGTAAGTAAAGAAACAGGTATATCTACTTCTACATTAACAGAATGGAAGCAGGGGAAATATACACCAAAATTAGATAAATTAGTGAAAATTGCAGCATATTTTAATGTTCCAATTGAGTATTTTTTAGATGAAAGCGCGTGAGGTGATTGTTATGGAATCAAAATTTAATCAACTATGTGTTTGGCCAGCAACTACGTTAGATGGATATAGCAAAGAAGACCTTGAACAGTTTTTGTTGGATGAATTTAGTTGCAGAATAAAATTTGCCGAAGAAGTTGTTACTTTACCATGTTTAGAAAAAAATGAAGAAGGTGGAAGGCATGACCTGTTCTTCTACGTTCATGATGATGATATTGGTAGGTTTGCTGTCAAGCGGCTTCTATATGGAATACGTTGGTGGGAAGACGTTCTTGGCAATGGTAACGGATATCAATATTCAGAAGATACCCTAAAAAAGTATCAAAAAACTTGGTAAAGCAGAATGAAAAAAGAAAGGAAAGCTGGTGAGAGTTTAATGGAAAAACATTATGTGAGCAGAAGTGAAATTGCTGTAGAAAGACATTTTGGAAATGGTGCCATATCAATAGAGCAAGTCATTGATTTAGTTAAATTGCTGGAACGGGATATAGGAGGAGGTGAGTTTAATTGGAATGTCCTATCTGCCGGCATAAGATTAAAAGCTGTGAACATGTCTACGTCTGGGATGATATAAGCAAACAGAACATTAGGATTTGCAGCAATATAAAATGTGCAGAAACTTTTAAGCGCGACTTAAGACGGCGCCATAAAACATGTACAACATCTAAAGAAATTTTACCATGAAGGAGGTCTAAAAATGGCAATTAATACAGCTAATCCTTATTTACAAGCTAGATTATTTAGCCAAATTGGACGTATTCAGGCTGCTCAAGAATTAGCTTTGGCAGAGAGTACTCTGAAAAATTATGAATTAGGTTTATCGCCGGTACCTGATTCAACGGTTTTAAGAATGTCTTATCTTTATCGTACACCGTGGTTAAGAGTTCAGCATTTACAGAAAAATGTAGTTTTTTGCGATATTTTTGGACTGATTCCAGAAAGCCCAACATTAGCTTTTGGTGTACTGCAAATGCAAAAAGAAGTTAGCGATGTTGTTGGAGTTTTACCGGCAATAATTAGTGATGTTGTAAATCAATCAAGAGTAAGTTCGCATTTGATAAGTGAACTTAGAGAAGCAGCTGTTGCTTTGCTTAGTATTTTTGGGCGAGAAACAAAAAAAGAAACCGCCTGTGCTGGTACACAAACGGTTTCTAGGGGTTAGTAGACAATTATGTCTAAGGTCAAGTCAATTATAGCACATTATGCGATCTTTGCAAGAAGTAGGTTGCGTTGAAAAATTACTGTGATGTATGTTCTGCAGCTATTGAACCAGTTACCGAACTGAAAGTATGGAACGCAGAAGAGAAGAAGATTTATCGTTTCTGCAGTTTTGAGTGTTTAAAAAAGATGCAGAAAAAGAGCAAAAAACGTAGGAGGTAGTTGTATGGCCAGGGATATAAAACAACGATGTGCCAGATGCGGAAAGGCTATATCTGATTGGCATTATGTCAATAATAAGCCGGTATGTATCGATGATCGTTTGTGTTATCGCCGGCAAAATAGAAAATATAGAAAGCAAAAATCTAAAAATAAGGTTTTGGCAAGAGTTAAATCTAGATATGGAGGTGAACTGTAATGAAATACATTATTGCTTTGATTGGCGTTATTTTGGTGGCTTTAAGCATTGCTAATTCTGTTGATGCTATCCAGCCTGAAGCGCAGGTAGAAGTAGTTTCTTATACTGTGCATCATGGTGATACTCTCTGGTCTATTGCTAACCGTTATGCGCCAGAACATATCAAGGATATAAGAGAATTTATGTGGCAGATTTGCCAAGATGATCGCAACCAGAATTTGTTTAAAGCTGGTCGTTTTTTACAACCAGGAGACCAGATTTTAATACCGTTAAGTATAAAAAAATAGACGCCGTGTTAGGGACGCAGCGCCTATAAAGTGAAAAAACATAGAAACGATATGTTTCTACCCAATTTTTATTATAGCATATCGTTTCGCTGTTTTCTATAATCATTATTTTTAGAAAAAGGAGCAATGAAGTATGACTTATAAAACTTGTCCTAAGTGTGGGTCTAATTTAGATGCAGGAGAACGCTGCGACTGTGAAGATGTGGAGCTGACGTGTGAAGGGTGTTCTCATTGTTTACCTATCGGTGAGGGCGATCATATTTGCGACAAAAATGGAGTTCCGGTTATCGTTTTGTCGGAATATATTCCGACTGAAGATTATTTATGTTGTAGAAGAAAGGATAGATAAAAATGGCAAAACTGATTATGACTGTTGAGGAAATGCAAGATCGTAGTAAATGGCTGGAAATGCGTAAGTCTGGTATTGGCGGCAGCGAAGCCGCTGCAATCGTGGGACTTAATCCGTGGAAGTCGGCGTTTCAGCTTTGGATGGAAAAGACAGGGCAGGTTGAACCGGAAGATTTGAGCGATAACGAGTATGTTTATTGGGGCAATGTATTAGAGCAGGCTGTTGCTGATCGTTTTTGTGAGCTGACAGGAAAGAAGGTCCAGCGACGGGGCATGCTGCAGGATGACGAATATCCGTATATGCTTGCCAGTGTTGACCGGATGGTAATTGGTGAGAACGCAGGTCTTGAGTGTAAGACGACTAACGCCTTTAACAGTAAAGTTTGGGATGATGATGAACTTCCAGATAGTTATTACATTCAATGCCAATGGTACATGATGGTTACTGGTTGTGAGAAGTGGTATATCGCTGTATTGATTGGTGGAAATAAGTTTATATGGAAAGAAGTGCCACGTAATGCGGCTGACATTGAAGCGTTAAGAAAGGCTGCAGTTGATTTTTGGTCAATGGTAATCACTAATACTATGCCGCCTGTAGATGGAAGTAATGACTGCAGTAATGCTCTTGCTGATAAGTTTCATGGAGAAAGTGGTAAAACTATTGATCTTCCAACCGCCGCTAAGGCATGCATAGAGCGTCTACGGAGTATTAAAGAAAGTATCGGTAAACTTGAGGAACAAAAGAAGTTAAGTGAGAATGAATTGAAATCAATGTTAGGTGATGCTGAGGTTGGCATTATAGGTGAAGATAAGGTTACATGGAAAATCCAAGCGGGAAGAGTGACTGTTGACAGTAAAAGATTGAAAGCAGAACAGCCTGCAATCTATGAATCATACAGCAAAATTGGAAATCCAATCAGAGTATTTAAAGTTGGTTAATTATAAAGGAGCGTGTTTTAAATGGCAAATACAAGCGGTGGGTTGTTATCTACAGTAAATAAATCTAATGAAAATAAAGATGTACAGAAAAAGAGCGTTGCTTTAATTATGAACGAAATGCTTGATAGCAATGGTATTAAGGCAAGAATCAATGAATTGCTTGGCAAAAGATCTGCACAGTTTGCCGGTAGCTTAGTTAGTTTAGTAAATGCTGACGCAAATTTGCAAAAGGTGTTTGCACAAGCTCCGATGACTATTATTCAAGCTGGACTTAGAGCGGCAGCTTATGATTTGCCTGTCGATCCAGGTCTTGGATATGCATATATTGTCCCATTTAATAATACAGTTAAAGATAAAGATGGAAAAGAATTTAAACGTATGGAAGCTACTTTTATTATGGGTTATAAGGGTATGTATCAATTGGCCATGCGTACAGGTGTGT